GTAATGCCTTGATCTGTGTCCATGCGGGTATGGCATCAGTAGCACCCTTCAATAGAGCATCACCAATTTTCTTGAAGTTGGCCGCTGTTTCCCTGGCGTCACTAGCGTCACCCATGAGACGTTTCGTAAGCGACCCTTCCTTACCAACATAATTCTTGTTGATAGCCTCATCAAAACTCTTTTTAACACCAGCACCCAATGCCGCACCGATTGCCGCCGCTGTGGTCGCGTCACCANAGCCGTTGCTACGATGCTACTGACGACACTATCAGCCCAATCAGGCATAAGCCCTACCGTTGTACCCAACCATTCTCGCCATGCCGCTGACATGTTACTTGTCATCTCGTTTTGTCTCGCCTGTAGCACCAGGAAAAAAGCGGGTATCTGCATCAATGATTGTTTCACCAAATCACCGACTAGCGCCCATGTCTTACCCCATGATCCTGTTGCTTCGGTTAGAGTCATCAACCGTTCAGTCAAATATCCAATGCCGACAATCAAAGTGCCTATGCCTGTCAGTACCAAAGCTTTCTTGACGATCTTGAGTGCACCAGCAAATAGTAACGCACCACCACGTGCTTTTAGTAACGCAAGTCCAGCACCAATGCCGCGACGTTTCGTCACAAGCAACGCCACGTTAAACAAACGAAGTGTTCCTGTTGATTTCAGGAATGAGAATATAAACCGACCAGTCATAAAGGCCGCGAGAACGGTCAATGATAATAACAGAACATCAAGGTTATTTATGAGCAAATTCAGGGTGTCAAAGGTCGCATTCTTTAACATACCCAGGACTCGAACCAAACCTTCAAATTCATCCTGTAGTGCACCAGCAAAAGGCACAATATCATTTATACCTTTGCCTGACTTTATCATCACAAGGGTAAATGTACCAAAGAGGGTTATGAGCGCCGCAAGAATACCACCCCATGCGCCGAACATCTGTACGACCTGGGGTACGTTTTGTGTCAACGATAGGATAGCAGATTGACCACCAGCAATTTGAACACCAAGGTCAGATACCTGAAAGCCGACTTGCTGAATGATACGACGATTGGCGTTCATCCCCTTCATAAAGCTACCGCTGGATCGACTCACCGATCGCTGTGCACTACGGATACCCTTCAAACCCTTCTGGTAAGAAGACATGGCCGCGCCGCCTTTATTGACCGCACCCAAACGAAGATTTACACCCTTCATTGCCATTATTTATTTTCTTTCTTACATATGCTCAAATAGGCTAAGTGTTCGTAGATTTTCTTTCGCGGCCACCTGTAAATGACATCGACATCTATACCCATGTCAAACGCAAGTCTGAAACAGGCTAGTCTATCGGTGTCCTTTATTAGTTTTTTTCCAGGTTCTCAAGACTAAGGTCATCCTCATCAAAGTCATCAGCAAAAAGCTTTTGAGCAATACCCGCCGTAAACTCAACAGGTAGTCTTTCCATGACCTTAAAGTCACGACCAACACTAAAGACTTTGTTACCGTCTTTGTCTGTTGCCTTATGACAAATCAAATACACCATTGCTGATGCTGATGGTGCAGTTTCAAACTTCGGAAACTTCGCACTAACAACACTTGTGTCGTAAGGTGAAATGGGTGTGGAAAATAAGGTTATATCCTTATCACCAATTTTACCTTCCCATTTGCGTAGGTCTTCTTTTAGCTTGTCAGCTTCGGCTCTTAACAGTGCGTTAATATCCATGTTACGCTACCACAGACCGAGTAATTTCACCGCTGTTACGGAAGTTGTAAGTGGTCTTGACAAGATCACCAACCGCTGTTGTGTATCCAACCGATGTGATCATAATATTGCCAGCCAATGTCAACAATCCTGTTGTGTTACCCGTAGGGTAGAATGTTGCGGCAACAATATCACCTTCAACAAATAAAGCCTGTCCAGGGTCAGCGGGGTCAGTGAGCGCAGAAACCGAACCTGATGCAGATTTAAGACCAGCACATACATCAGACCAGCCCGCGCCGTTCATAACGTTGGCATCAATTTCATTGACACTCATTTCAATGTCGAATGACTCCATCTCAGCGACATCAGTTGCCCCAATTTGAAGTGCACCATTTTTACCTTTGTATCGGGCCATTTTTTATCTCCTAGTCGATAACTACAGTTGGTTCGTCACGATTGATACGGTATTCCAAATCAAAACGCAACACTATACCCGCCAGAATATTACCACCTGTAGAATCATCGGTAAAACTGACTTGTATGAGTTCAGGATGCTCCTCTAAGAGATCAGACCAGTCGAATGTATCAATAGCAGAAATAATGTTAACTTCATCCTGATCTAACAAATTGTCTATTTCATTTTCCCTGGCACTTCGTTGTACTCTTATATACAAACTTGGAACATGAATGCGCTCATCACCCATCGTTTCTTCATTACGAGTTTGATCATTTAAAAATCGCATATCAACAAGGGCCAAATCTGGCAGATGATTTATAGCTGACTTACGTGAAGCGAAAATACGATATGCATCACTATCTAACTCAGCATCAAATATCTCTTTAAATTTTGCTCGTATTTGTGTTCTAACATGAACCATTTATAGTCTCTCAAGAAATATTTCAATAATACCCGTCCCGTCAGGTTTCCAATTCTTAACTATGAACTTCTCATCATTTATAGTGAATTCATCTTCAACTTTTATCCCAATGAAATCAGAAGTCTTACCCGTAATCATTGGTTGTGGAATTATTTCAGCAACACCTTCACCCATGACAGCTTCAATCGACTCATCATCAAAAATAACATCTTTAATTAAAACATCTTTCCAACGAACACCACCCGTATGACCAAAGTCTTTTTCGGACAGTACAGTATCAAGATCGTCGGTTAAAAAATCAGCGCTCATAATGGTCACAGGGTTAGTTATTAAAAAACCCCCTCAAGCACGAAGCACGAGAGGGTCAGGACTTTCCATGGCAAGGAAAATTAAGTACCAGGCATTTTACCTTTTTTAGCCGCTGATTTTGCACCTTCGGCTTTTGGTTTACCAACAGCATCAGAAGTTTCTTCTGCACGTGCTGGTGTCATGTGGCAGATATTTTGCCAATCAGACTTGTTAGGGAAGTCTTTTTTCGAGACGACTTGACCTTTGACAACAGCTTCACCGTTCAATCGAAAATCACGAAGTGCCTTAATGTTTGCTTTCTTATCACTCATTTTATTTCTCCAATAGTGAGTTTTAATGGGATGACTGACGCCGAAGCGTCAGCCTATTGTTTGGGATTATACCCCGTCGTTACCGATACCGAATGAACCGACACGTGTGACCGCCATGTCAACCGTACCGATTGAACGGAAGCTGACACCACCAGACAGGAACTTACGTTCTGTTGAGCGGTCAATTTGGATACCACCCCACATGCCGATAAGCATGTCAGACCAGACACCAGCGAATAGGTCACCATCATTGACCTGGTTCGACTCGTTGAATGGGTTGCCGACCAANATCAAGAATTGACCCGTAGGTGAACCAGGCTGTACGTCAGTCTGTTGTAATGCACCAACCATGTCAGAGTTACCAAGATAGGTAACACCACGGCCACGGTTCGTTACAGCAACACCAGTACGAAGATCAATGATCTCGCCGCGCGTTGGGTATTCACCAGCAAACGTCTTGGAACCAATACCAGCGATATTAGCAAGACCAAGCGGGATACCTGTTGCGCCTGAGCCGTAAAGAGCCGCAAGGTCAATTGCAAGGCGCATGGCTTCGACTTGTTGTGCGCGAACATAGGCTTCCATGGCAATCGTTGATTGCTGGATCATACGACGTGTGAGGTCAGTATAAACAGCAACGTCATGCGGTTCCAACGTGACTTTACGGAAAGTAGGGTTACTTTCTGCGGCATCAGCGTCTTCTGCGGCAAGCCAATTAGCCACGATGTTTTGATCACCACCTGGGATTTCAATATTATCGCTTAGACCATCAAGCATCGTCGCACCAGCACCGAGAACGGCTGACTGATTGCGAAGATTGTCAATGAAGCGTTCTTCAAGGTGATCCGTCGTCAAGATATTCGGGTTACCCGATGTGGCCAAAGCCGCACGAAGTTGCGAACTGATCTTACTCATCATTGATGAATTACGTGAGTCGTAACGAACACCGTTCATTTCAAACGATCCCCATGAGTTCATCAAGTCAGTTGGTAGAACCAGACCTGTATGTTCAGAAACACGAAGTT